ATCTAAAGCGTCCAAAGCATCTTGTTTATCACTTTCAGCCTGAGCGATATTTTCTTCGGAGAAAGTAACTTGCCTTCCGGCTTTCTTATCTTTCTCATTAACAGCTCGCATTTCATTAATATCTTGCTGAAAATTTTCCTCTATCTCCTTGCGCTTTTCCGCATAGGTCTGATACTGCTTTAGCATTTCTTCTATTGCAGTCTGATTGCCAGTAGACAATTTCTTTCCAGCAGCATTTTCAAGAGCTTTAAATTGTTGCTCATCCTGCTCTGATAATTGGGTGGTAGTTGGCTTAAACGTACCTTTTTTGCCCTGAGATTCCCATATAGTTTTTTCCCACTCTTGAATTTTGGTTAGCTTATCCTCCTTTTGACGTTTGATCTGCTCCATTTCCTGCTCATAGTTGAGCTGGTTTTGTTCCAATGTTTTAGAAAGTCCTTCCTTATAGGTGTTGATCTCAGCTTGCCTTACAGCAAATTCCATATCCTTTTCAATACGAATCTGCTCTTGTGCATTACGTTTTATCTCATCGGAATAATCCTTTTGAGAAGAGGACGTTTTCCTATCTGGTAACTTTTTACTCAGTGAATCTATACGTCTTTGATAGTCGTTGTATTCAGCACTACCCTTAACGGTTTCTTTCTGCTCCTGTTTCAGTTTAGAAATACGGCTCTCTACTTGGCTAATAATTTGTAGCTCGTTTTCACGTTCAAGAACGGTAGCCTTTAATTTAGCTATATAGCTTTCCTGCCCTTTTACAACAGCATCGGTTACTACTTTGCCATCAGACATTAAGCCGTTGTTATCTTTGAGAGCCTTTTTGAAAGCCTCCAGTTTTTCTTGACCTTTAGTAATGGCTGCTTCTATCTCAGGAATGGATTTACCTTTGGTATAAAATACCTCTTCCTGATTACCAGTTTTCTGATTTTGGTTAGGATTCTCCCCGAAGCGTTTTTGAGCCTCTTTTATGATATTATTATAAATGCCACGAGCTTTGAATACTTTGGTTATTTCATCTTGCAAGTCATTAGCTATGTAGGTTTGCGCACCTATACCAGTCATGGGATCGCCAGGCAAGTATTTGGTTTCGTCAAACTGCTTTATAATATCCTGGATTTCTTTAGTAATTTCCCCCTTACCTTCCAGCACTGGCTTAATCTTCCAGTAATAAGTTTCCGCAAGGTCGATACCGTCTTTATCCTTCTTTCCCTTGAACTTATCTTTTAGTAGCTCTTCTACAGTTTCTTTGGCTTCTACCTCCTTATCCATGTAGTCATTAGAAGCCTCATTAACCGCTTTATCCATAGCTCTTGCACGAGCTGATTTTTCGGCTTCTTGCGTAATGATACGATAAGCCTTAGCCAGATCATCCAAAGCGTTCTTTTCATCCCCCAGCCCCTTCAAATACTCACCGTATTTGCTCATTATGGCTTCCTTTGCAGAACGGTATTCATCCGTACCTTCTTTGGCTGCTTTCAAACGTGCAAACATCGCATCAATTTGCAATCTTTCAGCTCCAATAACCTTTTCACTCTCAGATATGGCGTTATTTAGTTTTTCCTGCGCCTTTTCTGCGTCAGTCTGATAAGTGATAAGTTTATAAATACCATAACCGAGAGCTGCTATAGCTGCTGCTGCCAAAGTATAAGGATTTGCCAGCATAACGGCTTTCAACCTGGTAGCTACAGCCGTAAGCCTGAGCTTTGCAGTTGCCAACAAGTTTGTTGTAGTTACATTGGCTGCTTGTGCTGCTGTGTTGGCTGCTGTCTGAGTGGTATTCAATGTTTTAGCAGCCGTTTCTACCGCTACTTTCTTGGTGCTAAAATCACGTGTGGCTGCTTGGTATTGTAAGGCTGCTGTTTCTCTGGCTGTTTCGGCTGCGACTAATTTTCTTTCTGCTGCTTCTACTTGTTTTGCAGAGCCAGTAGCACCGATAGACATAAGTTCTGCTAATCTTTGCTTCTCCAACTCTTTAGCAGCAAGGTATTCGGCTTTCTTGGCTGCTACGGCTTGGCTGGCTGCTGAAACCTCTGTACGAGCTTTGGCTAAAGCTGCGGTTTGAGCCTCTATATTTGCTGCCATTTCAGCTTTTACGGCAGTTGCATACTCTAACGTGCCTTTGGTTAAATTCTGTTTTGAAATGGCTGCTTGCTGCTCTACAGTAAGCAATTTGCTTAGTTCCTCAGCTTCTCCAGTGGCTTTAATAGTAGTAACGGCATTTTTTGTAGCAGCAACCGAAATTACAGCAGCTTTGTACAAGCCATAAGTAACAATCAATTCTTGTATAGTTTCACCGATAGCCTCGTAGTTCTCTATAGCGGAGATACCAGTTTCCAGTATTGAATTGATTGTTCCCTCGTTAGCTTTCCCTACTTCGTTAAGCATTACAGAAATAGCATCGCTCATGTTGGAGATCTTACCCGTAATAGTCTTACTTTGCTCTTCCATCAGGTTGTAGAACATACCGCCAGAATTTGTAAGGTTTTCTATAACCTTCTGAACTTCGGGGAATCCTACCTTTCCTTCGGAAACCAAAGCCTTAACTTCATTTTCAGCTACACCCAACTCTTTAGCTAATTCACGAATCATCGGAATACCTCTACCCGTAAATTGGTTAAGATCCTCAGCATATAGCCTGCCTTGTGTCATGGTTGTACCGTATAACCAGGCTATATCTTGTAATGGAATAGATAAGCCAGCAGCGATATTTCCTAACCGTACCAAAGTGTCATTCACTTTGTCAGCAGCTATACCATAAGCAAGTAATTGTTTTGCGCTACTTGACACACCAACGAGATCAAACGGAGTTTTAGCAGCAGTATTAACAAGCTGTGTCATTAAAGCATCAGCTTTAGCCTTACTGCCCAACATTGTATTGAAGGCAACTTCTAACTGTTGGTATTCGCCTCTTACCTGAGCTATCTTCTGAGCATATCCCAACGCTTGTTGAGCCGTGAAAAATCCAGTTGCAGCAACCGTTATTTTACGAAAAATATTGTCTATCCTGCTACCTTCCTTTTCGGCTGTGTTGCCTATGCTTCGGAAAAGAGAGTTAGATTTCGCCACATCGCTTTCAAATTTGGCGTTATCCAATCCTAAAGCCCACCATGTTGTACCTTCGTTGTTATTCATCTTCGTTTACGTCAAATATTGCGTTATTTACTGCATCCTGATTATTGGGATCATCACCATTTAGAATAATGCCAGTATCTTTTTTACCATCCTTCTTTGCTGAGAAAGAAGGCAGAACCGCATTATACAGACGAACATTGGCAAAACTCATTTTATATAGGATATAATCAAAAGTCAGATTATAAGCCTTTGCCATTCCTGCTACTACCGCCCAGATGCTATCGTTTCCTTCGGATCCGCTTCCCCTGCTTTTGTCGGTTTGAGAAGGTTTATCTCTATCAGGGAAGCGGTAAGCCCGAAAAAATCTCCTATCTCCATCCTGTTTATGATTTTAAGGGTAAGAGCGTTCACTTTACTTGGTGAAATTTGTTTCAAGATCTTATCGGATAAAACAGCCCTGTTATCAATCGTAACCTTTTTGCGTGTGCGTACCAAACCGAATAAAGACTTTTGAACTACGGTTGCTTCTGTAGTTATATTCTCAGCTCCTAAAATGAGAGTAGCTACAATATCGCCTAAAACCTTACAATCTTTCGCAATACGGAGCGATTCAAATGTAACCAGGCTTTTATCTAACTCTACTTTAGGAAGCTGAGAAATAAGTTCAGAGGCAAGGATAAGAGTAGCAATAGAAGGAGGTGCAACCTCGTATGTTTCTTGTCCTATCTGTATAGAATACGGCTTTTGTAAGATCGTATCAGACACAAGCCCTTCTATGTTGTCTTTTCCCTTGTTCATAGTTCAATTAACCTACAGATAATGATTCTGCTTTTTTATACTTCTCAATCATTTTACCCGTCTTGGGCTTCAATGAGCTAAAGATGTATTTTAGCATTTTACCCTTTGCGGACGACCATTCTTCTTCAACCTCAACAGAGCATTTACGCATGATGAATCCATCCAGCGTATCATCTTCAGGAGTAAGGCGTACTGCATATTCATCTTTTACAACTCCGTCCTCTTCCGGAATAGGATCCTCTGTGCCAGAAGGAATAAACACACTCATAGCAAGCTGCTTATAAGACTTTTGCATTTTTCGAGCTACCAGTTCATGCCCTTCTCCGTACAATTCTTGCGCACTTCCTTTTACAGTTGTAAGAAGAACTGTATTTTCTTCGGCTGTGGGCATTGTTTTGAAACTGGAAGGAGCTGCATCTTCAGCACCAGTTAGCCCAAATTCGATCAGGGGTTTACCCCATGTAATACCACTGTTTGCCATAACTTAAAATGTTTTTAGTTCAAAATTGATCTTTACGTTTACAAAGTGCATAGCTACCTTTTCTGCTTTGTAGCTTTTAATTGTTGCACCTAAAGAAAATCTGTAATCAGTAGGTTTCAAGGCTCTAACAACCTCATCGGCTTTGCGTGCCAGATAACGGCATCTGCCAACATCTTTAACCAATACCTTACTGCCATTGTCTTTGTCGGGAACATAAATATTTACCGTTACGGAGCCAGTTTGAAACTGCCCATCCAAACCAGTAAGAAACGATACAATTATATCCTCTTCCATAGGGTTTAGATCTCGTGTTCCTTCACGATAAACGTTACCTTTTATTTCCTTTGCAAGTTGGCTGTTTGTGATAATGTTGAAAACGTCCAGCTCTATTTCATCACCTGTCTTATTCATTTCATTTCAAAGCCTAATTGTTTCATAATCTGAGGTACAAGTTTGTTAGCCAGCAGTTCGGAAGAAGTAAGGACATTATAATTACGGGCTTCTACATAAGCTGCGTAACTCATTCCAGTAGATACAATCAAGACAATACCGTTTTGATAGTTCTTTTTCAAGCTATCCAAATGCTTCTTTCCGTTTTGCCCACCTTTTGTGTTGGCAAAAGCACTTTCTTCCATAACTTCACCATTAAAAAGTACGGCATAACCGATAGAGTTTCTAAGGTTTCCCGTTCTGTCTGTATAGTTGCCGTTTAAACGGGCTTCTTTCAGACACGCTTCACCGACATAGATAAAAGCCTTAATAGCTCTACCTATAACGGCTTTCTTGGTATCATCAAGAAAGTTGCTAAAAGCACTATCCGGCGTTTTCTTCGTGAATCCCATCAAACCGTAATCTTTACTCTTCCTGAGCGATTAACAAACTCAATATCCTGTACTTCAAACTCACCCAAAAACTGTGTTCTATCATTGGTAAGTTTTACCGTATCAGCTTGAAAATCCCTACTTTCAATTAGGATCTCATAGCTTTTATCAGTAAACTTACCTTGTTGATAGATCGTGTTGCTATGCTTTACCGTTTTGTACAGACAACGTATAGGCTCACTCCATGATACGGTAGAGATAATCGGCTCACCGTTACCATCCAAACCGCCACCAGATAAAACCTTATACTGTATTGTTCCGTTATATTGCATAACTTACCATTGGTTAGAACCGTCTGATACAGAAGATTCTTCGACAAAATCAGAGCTATCTATATTGTACTCCCGACAAATAGCGGAGATACTTTTATTAATACGATCCGCATCCCACCCGTCAGAAATTCCACTTTCCGAATGGCTGTTTTCAGTCATTCCCTTAACGACACTGATAGCAGCCTTCACCAGTTCAACATCTTTGGGGATGAAGTTTTTAGAAGGATCTATATCATTATCCAAAAGGGTAAATTCAAGTACATTCTGATCCGGGTAGAAGCCGGAACATATTTTAGTGCATAAAGCACGGATAGCGTCTAAATTCGTCATAGGTTACTCTTTACATAAGATTTCAGAAAGAGCCTTGTTTTGCTCTTCTGTAAGTTCACCGAGTTTGTTGGTGATTGCTTGAACGCCAGCATTTTTATTGATTGAAACGCCAATCTCAGCCAAAGCACCTTTTACAGCACCGATTTCAAACTCTTTATCAAAAAGGCTAATTTTTTCGGGTTTATTTCCTTCTTTGTTAGCCTCCTTGATAGCAGAAATACTGCAAATTCCTCGTGAAACAAGATTATTTACACGATCCAAATCGCTTGTTGATAGAGTTTCACCGACTTGGTAAATTTTCTCCTTGTTGTCCTTATCTTGGAACTTCTTTAATACTTTTAATGTTACCATATTGCATCGTTTTTAGCCGACCAAAGAAGCTGCTGCTGCCTTCTGATCGAATTGTTCTTTCGTATAAAAAGTTACTCCCTCTACTGCTTCTTCCGGCTCTTCAAAGCCTCTAACTTGCAAGCAGACAATACCGTTAATTTCAGTGATAACCGGGATCAAACGGGCAGATCCTTGTGTATATTCACCAGCCTTTTGCCCTGTAGATTCACCAGTACGCCATTTGGCTATACGAATACCGTTACCAGCATTCATGTAATCTACATTGTCCTCTTCAAACAGCTCGTTATCTTCAATAGAAGGCTGGATAAAGCCAATCTTTCCAGCAGGTTTAAATACAATCATATTGTGATTCCAGGGATCTAACGGCTCACGTTCTCCGTCCTTTTCAATACCCACAAGACGGGTGATCTCACGAACTTTAGGCAAACCGTTATCAGCAAACAAGGTGTTCAAGTCTGGGATAGTAACAACCTTGCCGGATTTGTCCTTACCGTAGGCTGCTTCTCGAATTGTAATATCTCTTCGGATAAATGCAAGCAGTTCAGGAGCCATCAGTAACTCTTCAAATACGACACCTTTGTTTTTGAACAAGGTAACGATCATGGTAAGAGTTAGAATAATATCCAACTTGCCAGCTTTTGAGTTAGCGTCATTCCACAATAAGGCTGAAACGAGTTTGTTAGCTTCATCCATCAGGTAATCAATTTCAAACTCACGTCCACCAGGGTTGTTGATAGAAGGAATGAAACGACAAACACCGAAGTTTGATATAGCTTTCAGAATCATAAAATCAGCAGTATCTTTGCAGCCCAGATAAGCGTTTTCCACATCGTTACGCAAAGTCTTTTCAATCTGCTTAACCTTTTGACCGTCTTTCAAGAACGGAGATTTATAAACTTCCAGCAACTTGCGGTAAGTGGAAGCCTTCATAAAGAACTTATGTCCGACACGTGGAATTTCTTCATTCCAAATATCAAAACCGTCAGAACGTCTTAACGGAGTGGGGGATTCATCACCGATCAGGGTTGCCATCACACGCAAATGATATTTGCCCATAATACCCTCAGCTCTCAAAGAGAGTTGCGGAGCCTCCCAATCAAACCACTCATCCGAATAAGTTTTCTGGAACAATGCTACTTCACGTTCTGAAGCCTTATCCAGTGTCTTTTTCCACGTTGCGAGAAAATCAATAGGTTTGCCATCTTTAAACAAACCAGTAAAAGTTGAATAAATAGATTTCATTTAGCACCTCCTTTTAATAAGTTTGCGACAATCGAATGTGAGAGTTCGCTTTTAAATAGCGTTTCGTGCTATCCTTCATGCTGTCGGGAATAGGCAAAACACGTCTTTCCATTACAGCATATTGCATAGTGTCCTCTGTAACATCTATGGCTGTTTCAAACTCTTTTACAGTAACTTCTTCGATTGTTAAAGAGTTAGGTTCACCAATAACAGCAGCATTAGTAGAGCTTTCAACAACCTCTACAAGCACATCATCTACTGCCAAACCTGAGATCTCGGCAGAAAGTGTAATTACATACGGAGCGTTTGACACACCAGGCTTTTCAATAGACACAATAGAAGGAGCATCTTCAAAAGTTCCACTAACGGATTTAGCTTGTAACAGCTTATCTCCAACAGAAAAGCAGGGTGAACAATAGCCATTTGAATACAAAGTGATAACTTTCTTATCCTTTGTGCCGATAGCTTTAACCTTCGCTGTTTTTACAATCTGTACCTTTCTTGTAACTTCATCGAAAATAGCGAGTGTTCCGGCAGGGATAATATCACCTACAGAAAAACGCTGTTTCTCCCGATCCAGATTAAAACCGCCTGGTACAATTTGCGGACTGCCTGTGAAAATCGGTTTTTCACCGACAAATGAAATTTTTGTTCGTTTCATTGTAAAATGATTTATTTAACGATAATTGATTCCAGCAACGCATCGGAAGCCTCTTCAACATTCTTTGCGTTTGCTGTTTTTACACTCTCTGGATCTTCCGAAATAAGGTTTTGAGTTATTAAGTCTTGTTTCAGACCAGCGCAATAAGCATCTGGATCCTCTTCATCAGGAATAACCAAACCCTTTCTTCTCCATTCGGGAATACCATGCTTGTTAAGAGCTGCTTGAACGGCTGTTTCACGATCTTTCTTAGCTTGCTCTTGTTTCATTTTATCCATTTCCGCTTGAAGTTCGGAGATCCGTTTGTTTGGATCGTTGTCAGGTTCCTTTGGCTCCTTCGGTTCTTTAGGTTCTTTGGGTTCCTTCGGTTCTTTTGGCTCCTTTGGTTCCTTCGCTTTGTTAGCCCACCTGGTAGCTTCTCCTTGACTTTCTTTTGCCACATCCGCTATTTGGTTTGCTACTTTTTCGATTTCCGCTTCATCAGTAGAATCATCCTCAATGCTGCCACCCATTTTTTCGGTTATCGCAGTAAGGTACTTCTCTGATAAACCAGTGTCCTTACATAAGTCTTTGACTTTCTTAAAGAGTGTCTTATTCATATCAATATTACTTTAGTTATACTGCAAATGTAGGTAATATTTTCAATAACGGTGTATATATACACCAATGTTTTTTATGCTTGTTTTCTTCAAAATCAGAGCTGTAATCTTAAAATATCTATTTTAATAAGTAGAATAAATTAAAGAGCATAGATTTTCGCAATGTTAAAAAATGCTTTTTCTGAAATTATTTTGCAGTGTTTTTGAAAAGCTATATATCTGATAATGATAATATTTCTATGTTTCACTTGGTAAATATTGGTAATATCACTTGAAAATATTACCTATTTCATTTGGTAATATTACCAATGTTACATATATTTGCAACGTAATAAAAACAGTTACACGAAAAGAATATAAAACTAAATACATTCAGATATGACACAGAAAGAATTTGAAGAAAGAACGGGTTTAAAACTATCGGCAGATGGTTATACGGAAGTAGAAGAGTGCTACATGAATACAGACCTTGATAAAGACGCTTTTTGTAAGTTGTGGATGGAGAACCCAACAGCCCTAAAAGAGATAGAGCGAAAGACGGTATTAGTACGTGAACTTTACGAAGAAAGAAAGTGCCTTACAAACCTTCTGATAGATCAAGCTGAAAAGTGGAGCGCATCAGATTTGAGAGAAAAGGCAATCGCCATGATCGGGGAAAAAGAGTATCTAAGAAGAAAGATCGCCAAAGGGTACAACCTTTGGGATGCTGATAAAAAACTGTTAGACGAAATTTTAAGAAAATAAGATATGGCTATTAATTTCAGAAAATTAAAATCGCAAATTAAGCCATTCAAGCCGGAGGTTAAAGATGGCTACATCTTCATCACAACAGACGAACAGAAGAATAACGGGTTATTTAGTATTGCAAAATGTGGAAGTAAACGTGGGCTATTATCTGCATTGAGTGAATACATTAAAGATGATGAAGACTTCAAACGTGAATTTACTATATAATAATCAGGTAGCCTACGGACTACCATAATGTAACACCGAATATGAATAATACAATTTACATCAGAGTGCTACAGCACGATAAGAACGACCAGATACGGATAGGTGAAGCCTTTCCTGCTACAGACTTGAATAAGGCAGAAAAGGACATAATAGCCCAATACGAAGCAAAGTGCGCTTGGTGCGGTGGTTTTAAAGCTGCTTGTGAGAAATATTACCAACGTATTGCTATTGTTCGTGCGGACACGCTGGAAGTGATACGCCCAATTTACCCAAATAAATAATTATAGCCCTATGAATGAATACACATATATAATTTTCGATCACAAGGGAAAACGCTTGGGCAAAATTGAATTTGGGAAACGAATAAGTGTACCATCAGCCAGCGAGATTGAAGAAGCCATAAAAGACGGTTTCCCCAATGGAGCGACTTATAAATTAATCGTGCCTATAAACGTATGTATAAGCCAATAGAGATATGAAAAGCAATGTTTTGAGGTTTGATTACTGGTTTTCTTTCAATTATAAACGGTTGCGAAGTATCTTAGGATGGCAGCTAAATGAGGACGTTTTTCACGATACTTATTTGCTTCTGAGAAAGGATCTGCTATTTATAGACTTGCCAATAATAGACTTTGAGCCTTTATTTTGGGGAATTTATAAAAGAGCCAGGCTTCGGAACATAGCTAAAGAAAACCGATACTACAGACCTAATGAAATATTTTTCCAGTTAATAAGCATGGAAGAAGGTTTATCGGTTGAGGAGCTTGTAGAGCCAGATAAACTTGCAAAAGATATTCTTTCCTTCATTAAGCATAAATACCCGAAAAATGATTATAGGTTATTTAAGCTAAAAGTTTATGATACCGGGTGCTCTTATAAGGATCTTTCAGATTATACAGGTGTTTCAGTAAGCACCATATATCGTAAAATCAATTCAATAAATAATGCTATCCGAAGTAATATAAGTTTTGTAAACCGATATTCATGTATAGCAATCGTATAATATTAAAATTTACCAATTATGAAACTTGTAATATACAATAAACAAAACAGCCAGCCAGTAGGACAACGCAACGGAGAAAGGACTTTGAGATTTAATCGTGAAAATGGTATGATCTACATTTCTAAGTCTTTTGCTGCTGAATTAGGCATTAAGGATATAGATAAAGTTCAGTTTGCCAATGATGAAGAAAATACAAAGGACTGGTTTATTTGCAAAACTGATAGCGAACAAGGCTTTTCTATCAAGTACGACAAAGGCGGTATTCGCTTTATGAATAAGTTCCTAAGTAATAAGATACTTGATTGTGCAAAAGTAAAGGATAACGCTTCCTTCCTTATGGAGAAGGAGCCTATTACAGTCGATGGTACTAAGTATTTTAAGATAATGCTTTCTTCTCCCATAATTGTAAAGCGTTCACCGAGTAAAAAGGCAACTATAGATAAACGCTAAATAGAAAAGGTATGAATACATTTTACATGGTATTTGTGGAAGGGTGTGCTACCCCAGCTTGCAAACATGATAGCTTGGATAGTGCGGAAAAAGAAGCGAAAAGGCTTGCAACTCTTTTAAAAAAGAAAGTATACGTTTTGTGTACTATAAAATCAGTTGAAGATACTCAATACAAAATTGAGGATTGCCGACCTGGTGAAAGTGATTTACCATTTTAATTTATATGGAAAATGCAAAAACATAAATTCCCCTATAATTGGAGGCTTTCAGAAGCCAAATTCACGAAAGATAAAGGCAAAGTGTTCTCTTGCTTTGCGTGTGGTGGTGGCTCTACAATGGGTTACAAGTTAGCCGGATTTGATGTAATTGGCTGCAATGAGATAGACGCAAAGGTTAATCGGTGTTATGTGGCTAACCACTCACCCCGATATAATTTTTTGGAAGATATACGAACATTGAGAGAGAGAGAGAGAGAGAGAGCTACCGCCCGATCTTTACAATTTGGATATTTTGGACGGTTCTCCCCCATGCTCCACCTTCTCCATTGCCGGAAATCGTGAAAAGGATTGGGGTAAAGAAAAGAAATTCAGAGAGGGGCAATCTGCACAAGTTCTTGATACGCTTTTCTTTGATTTCATAGCTTTAGCAAGGGTATTACAACCAAAAGTTGTAGTAGCCGAAAATGTGAAAGGTTTACTTATGGGAAGTGCAATAGACTATGTTAGGCGCATATATAAAGATTTTGATAACGCAGGCTATTATTGTCAGCATTTCCTTCTTGATGCGTCAAAAATGGGTGTTCCTCAGAAAAGAGAACGGATCTTCTTTATTTGCATTAGACATGATTTAGGGATCAATTTTTTGAAGGTATCTAATCTGTTTAACGTAGAACCATATATAAACATGGAGTTTAACGAGGATCCTATAGTATATGGTGCTTTTGCGGATTATAAAGGAAGAGCCTATGAAGGCAGAATGAGAGAACTTTTTGAACTCAGGGAACAAGGGGATATAGCACTATCAGAAGCCTATAAAAAACTCACTGGTAAACGTGGCTTTTTTAATCAGCAGTTCTGTTATGAAGATAGAGTTTGTTATACATTGTCTGCACACCTGGATTCATTGATACCATTTAAGCAGCCCGTCTATCTATCCACTTCTGAGGTATGTAATATATCCACGTTCCCACAAGATTATAATTTTTGTGGTTTATCGCCACACTACATTTGTGGTATGAGTGTTCCACCCGTAATGATGGCTCAGATAGCCACACGTATTTATGAACAATGGTTGTCGAAATTATGAAAGGAATAACTAAAGCAGCAAAGCAAGCCAACGGACGAAGCCAGGCTTGCGCTACGTGTCCTCTAAATCGAAGTAGAGGTGTTTGTTTACCCGAAATACAAAGGGTTTGCTCAGATGCGTTTGTAGAAGGATTTAAAAAAGGTGTAAAATGGCTGCAACAAAAGCAAAAGGAGGTATAAAATGAAAATTAAATTGAATTGGACATACGCCAAAGGTGAGTTAGATACTGATACATTGAAACTTATTTGCCTACCAGCACGAGGAAAACGCTTGTTTGGTGCAGATGAATTGGATGCAGAACTTTGTATAAAGGACGGGATGAATTACCAAATAGCCGAAATTCATTTAGGCGATGTGGAAAGTTCAAACATACTTTGTGAAGAAATCACAAGGCGTTGGAATGAGTTTGAAGATTGGCACGAATGCAAAGAGGACACGGAAGACGTGCCACCAATTGGAACATATTGCATTTTAAGGGTAGAATATCTATGCTGTAGTAACAAATGGAAAGTAGATTACTTGACAGCTTATTACAATAAATACGGGTGGACGGAAGATTATTTAGACCAAATAACCTGCAACTACAAGGACTACAAGATAACCCATTGGAAACCGATAAACAAACCGAAAGGAGTTGAGGAATGAGATACGCACTTAGAAAACAGGATAAAATAGCTTCTGTATATAGTGAGGCTTATTTGAAAGAACATATCATAAGCAGCCTTGATTCTTATTTTGGCAAATGCGATGATGAGCGCATAATAGATGATATTTCACAAGAGGGGTATGTAAGCCGTGCTGGAGAAGATTATCCACTTTTAAGGATTAACGATCTTTTGGATAATAACGCTATGTTGGAGTTTGCCGTTATAGGTCAGCAATACGATGTATTAAAACTATCCTTCTTAGGACGTATGAAAGGATAAACTTATGAGTAAGTGCCATTACATATACGATAAGCAAGCTGGCAAAGTCTTAATACCTTGTTGTTGGGCTGTTGTTTTGAGCAATGATATACGGGATTGTACTTGTAGGAATGAGGATCTTACGTTTGCTCAATTTGAACGTGAACGATATAACAAAGAACTTGAAAAGCGTAATTCTATCATAAAAGAGCTACAGAGCGAAAACAAGTATCTACATAAAGAATTAAAACGGCACGTTACTTTACTAAGTAAAAAGAAGTAGCATTTTATTTGTTATACTTAATAGAATAAACTATATTTGTATTTGACATGAGAATAATTAGAACACATTCAGGAAAGGAAGTCAAGATCTTTGCTGAAACTTTTGAGAACGAAGCATACGATCAGATTAAGAGGCTGGCTAATTATCCTGCCTATGAAAACTCTATTATACGAATAATGCCAGATAGCCATGCTGGTAAGGGGTGTACTGTTGGTACTACAATGACAATAACCGATAAAGTAACGCCAAACTTGGTAGGTGTTGATATTGGTTGCGGTATGCTTACTGTAGAATTGGCAGATCAATATATAGACTGTGAGAAATTGGATTCCATTATAAGGGAAACGGTTCCCAATGGGTTTAATATACATGATACTCAAAAGGCAAATTTTGATTTTTCAAACCTACGATGTGCAAAGCAAGTAGATTTAAATAGAGCTTATCTCTCACTCGGTACACTTGGAGGCGGTAATCATTTTATAGAGGTGGATTATTCAGAAAGAAACCATAGGTACTATTTGGTTATTCACTCTGGCAGTAGAAAGTTGGGAGGCGATGTTTGTAAACACTATCAAAATTTGGCTGCAAATACAGAAAGTGATCGGGCGATTGAAGTACGCAATACTATTGCCAGATTGAAAGCAGAAGGCAGGGAAAGGGATATTCAGGAAGCGATTAAGAATATTTCAATTCCTGGTAAGGACAAAGAGCTGGCACATCTTTCAGGTGGTGATTTTCACGACTATATTAATGACATGGCAATAGTACAACGTTTTGCTGTACTTAATCGTGCTACTATGGCAGCGATTATCATTAATGGGATGGGATTTACTGAGGTAAATAGATTTGAAACCATACACAACTATATTGATTTTAGCCGTATGATCCTTAGAAAAGGTGCTGTGAGTGCTGAATTAGGCGAGAAGCTATTAATACCTATAAATATGCGTGATGGTTCCCTTATCTGTGTTGGGAAAGGAAACCCGGACTGGAACTATTCAGCCCCACATGGAGCCGGACGTTTGATGAGTAGGAGTAAAGCAAAGGAGTTGCTTAGTATGGAGGAATACCAAGAATCTATGAACGGAATATATACCACTTCTGTAAGTAGAGCGACAATAGATGAAGCCCCACAAGCGTATAAGTCTATGGAAGAGATTAAAAATGCTATCACTGATACAGTTGAGATCATTGATACGATAAAGCCAATATATAATTTTAAAGCATCAGATTAGAACGCTTTAATAAATGGAATGGATTATGAAGTTACCGAAAGTTATTCATGTAGAATTGAGAGAGCCGTACAATGGAAAAAGACACTTCTATTTCGGATCTATTGCTGCGATCTTTGACGAGCTTTCAGAGGAACAAATAGGTATCAAGAAAGAAAGTCTTTGGAATGTAGATCTAAGTCGGGTTGAGTATCAAAACAAGTATTGTACAATCCGTATGGGCGTGCTTATAAGGAAGAAAACATTTAGAGGTAATACTAAAATTGGAGGTTAATATGTTAGGTGCAATAATAGGCGATATTGTAGGCTCACGGTTTGAGTTTAACAATACAGATAACTATAACTTTGAGTTGTTTACGGAAGAAAGCACTTTTACAGATGATACGATTTGTACTATTGCTATTGCGGACGCTATCAACAATGGGGAACACTACGAAGATACGTTACTGAAATGGTGTAGAAAATATCCAAACCCTAAAGGAGCATACGGAAGCAGTTTTGCACGTTGGATAGCCTCAGATACACCACAACCATATAATAGCTTCGGTAACGGTTCTGCAATGAGGGTTAGCCCCGTAGCTTGGTTCTTTGACGACTTATATAGAGTGAAGAAAGAAGCGGAAGAAACCGCTATCGTAACCCATAACCACCCGGAAGGCATAAAAGGAGCTGTAGCGATTGCGCACGCTATTTACTATTTGCGCACTACCAAAAACCTATCCGGGCTTGAAAACGAAATGCAAATGTACTATCCTATGTTTATGATCGGAAACTATTACGCTGGGGTATTTAATGAAACTTGCCAGGGAACTGTACCTATTTGCCTGAAAATTATCATTTCCAGTAATTCTTTTGAGGATGCAATAAGGAAGGCTATTTCGTGGGGAGGTGATAGCGACACTATCGGTGCTATTGTAGGATCTATGGCAGCAGCTATCTATGAGATCCCTAAAGAAATAGTAGATCATGTATTCAATTTGTTGCCTATTGATATGCTTGATGTTATAGGTAACTTCTATCATAACTTAAACAATAAATAAGATGGCTGATAACTGGAACAAAGCCGGATTCTTTTCTGGCATAACGGAAGATTATTCAAATTACCATTGGTACAAAGGAGAAAAAGAGAATCCGTATAAAAGTGATACTTTTCACCCTTTGGCAGCTTCTTTTTGGGAGTATGAGAAGGAGTTTCATTATTCCTACTTGGATGCTTGCGACACAAAAAAGCCTTTAGATGAAGCGTACAAGGAATGGAAAGAGCAACTATTATCAGAGCATTTACCAGGTAAAAGCCCGAATCCAGAAGGAGATACAACCAACTGGGAAAAATCGTTTGAAACAGGTAAGAGGGAGGTGTAAAGCCTTCCTCTTTTTTGTGTCGTGCCTAAATTAATAACATAAACGGATTAATTTTCTCATAAATAGCACTATATTTGCAGTTAGAAATAAAATATGAACTAATATAGCATTGGCTATTGTTGCGAGGATCAAGAAAACGACCAAAATTTCAAACAGCCCTCAGAAACAATGTGCTAATGCCTGCGCTATGGCGTGGGCATTACTCTTGTATGGGCTGTTGGGTACTTGGTCGTCCCTCTTGATCGTGCAGAGTAAGCCCACGTTTTTTTGTGGGTTTATGGGTAGCCAATTTTAATAGGTTATTAACCTCTAAATTGCACGATATGAAAAATTTATTCTTATTTTTAATGTGTCTTATAACTTGTAACTCTATTCATGCTCAAAAAATTGTCAAAGACGAAATAGATGAGTTTACAGGTAATCGAATAACTGAAACAAATTACATTAGCTTTAGTGATGGTTTTACTTGCGCTTTGCATAAAGTTAATAATACAATAATTTTAAAGACTACCTATAATTGCGGTGATAAAGTTTATAGCATGGAAAAAGGAGCCGATTTAATGCTCAAATTAGAAAACGATAGTATCATTACATTAAACAACGAAGAGGATGCCGTTGCTGAATATTGGAGTCTAAATCTTGGAAAAACCTTTATTGAGCATTTTAATCTTAAAACAAGATATATTATTCCAGATGAAGTATATACTTTGTTGAAAACGAATAAAATTCGGATGGTTAGATTTTACACTACAGATGGCTATATAACTGAAACTGTATCAGAAAAACGAGCAAAAAAAATACTGAAGCTATTTAGTTTGTTGAAGTAAAATTGTATGTTTTCATCTGTTGAGAGCTGATGATAGCTGCTTTAGGGCAGTTCAGAGCCATTGCCAGCGTTGGTAATGGCTCTTTCTTATATCTCTTCCAGCTCAACTACCCAGCCTTTTCCAAAGCCATATTTTCGTGTTTCTTCCTGATAAACATTCAGCACCTTAAAACGGGATCCGGCACGAAACACAATTTCATCTTCACTGGCATAATGGGAAATGGCTTTTACATCTACACCCTTCTTACTTTTGATAACCAGCATTAGGTTATCTCCAAAGATAGCAGTTCTATCAATATTGGTAGTAGAGGACATGAAGGCTTTGTTTACATAGGGTTGCCCGGATGATAGACACGCTTTCATTTCTTGAATATACTTATCCAGCTTCATAGCGTCAAAGCTGATACCAGAGAATACAGTACCATTATAGCGAGGCATTTTTTCTAAGGCAGCATTACAAGCCGGATAATATTTTTGGCATAATCCCCCATAATCTTGTATTTTGCCAAAGTACGGATCTACAATACCATAACCGTAATTATTACACCACTTGGAGCCGTATGTATAGCGGTTTATCAAAGCAAGTTCATCTACGGATATACCCGTTTTTTGCTATAACGCTCCATTGCTCCAGCTTCACTACTATAGTTCTGCCAACGTCCACCGATGGCGTTATTAGCACTATGATTAACTGGCGCATTTATATACTCTTCCAGTGCTTTTTTTGCCAGTTCCTCAGTTTCTCCATTCAGTTTAACCAACTTGCCTTGTTTTGATACATACTTTAAAGCCAACTCCTTTTTATAATCAGCAAGCCGGACATAACAAGCACTTACTTCACTATTCCACTGACTGCCGTATAGATCCATAGCCTTATCATATTCAGATTGGAGCCTTGCTATTTCCAGCT